CGGATAAGGCTGATCAACACAGGATCGAAACCAGCAACAGGACCACCTGCAGCTGCACCACCACTAAAACCTGCTGTACCAGCAGATGATGGGTCTGTGTTTACAGTTGGAGGAGCTTCTGATAAGAATGCTCTCTCTTCTCTTAAAAATCTTTCTTGGTTTTCTAGAAGTTGGGCGGTAACTGCCTTCCTGTGGTTATCAGAAATCTTATCGATTCCCTCTGCCTCAAGGAGAGGAGCCCATTTCTTCTGGAGTTGTCCAGAGTTAAACATGAGTTTTTCCTTTTAGGATATAAAGTTTAAAATTAATTTATTGGAACTTCGTCACTGCTTGAAGATAAGCTTCCATCGCTGGCGAATGCTCCACAACGGGTGCGTCTTCAGAGATGACTTCTTGGGACTCAGCTACAGGCTTCTTAGTGAAATAAGACTCCTTAAGTGTATTGAGTTGTACCCTGTATTGTTCTTCACTCTCAAACTCAACACCCTTAGCTAACTCAGCAAGCTTCTCCTTCTGGGATAATGCTAAACCTTCGCTAACTTCGTCAAGGATATTATCGGAGACAGAAACTGATAACCGCTTGGTCAAAGCTACGTTGCTATCAATCTGTTCGTTGAGTTTATTCTCCATTTCATCTAGTTTAGTGACCATAGCCTCTAATACATCATATTTTTCTTCAGGGATGTTTACATAATGTTCTTCAAAAAGACCTTTGAGGCCAGTCATGAAGGATTCAGAGAGTTCCCCTCTGATTCCCGACTCTACTTGGAGTGCATTTTCAGTAATCCACTCTTCTGCAACATAGTGCAAGTAGTCGTCTACTCGTTCTTGAAGTGCAGACTTCCACTCAGCGACATCCTTGTCGATTTGAGTTTGGTACTGTGCCTCAAGCGATTCTTTTACAGCAGCAATCTTCGACTTAATAGTCGCTTCAAAGATTGTCTTTGCTTTTTCTTGGAACGATTCAGAAAGTTCTTCGCCTTCAAATAATGCTTTCACATCATCGGAAAGATCGATATCAATCTCTTGAACTTCTGATACGGTTTCTGATTCCTCAGCAGGTGCTTCAGATACAACTTCATCAGTTGCTTCTACTTCTTCGTTAGCACCCCTACCATAACCACTGGACTTAAGTCCAACAGCTCCTAGAGGACCATCTTGTTGTACAGTTCCAGCAGAGCCTTTAGTTTGTACATCGCCAGCTTGAGCAAAAGCAGCACTAGGTGTCTTTAGCTTATTACTGCCATCAGTAGGCTTACTGTTCTGAGGTGTTGGTCCACCTAAATCTTCGATAGGTGCGTTGTCGGGTACATAATTTGGAGCGGCCTGTTTTGGTTCTGCTGGTTTAGCACCTTTAGTAACCTGGTTCTCCATTTCATGTAGTTCGCTATTTTCTGCGGTCATTGTTACCAGTCCGTATGTTCCTAAGAATTTACTGTTATTATTTATAGATTATAGATCCTGTAAGAACTTTTGGAAAAGCGCAAGCTTATGTTCCTCAAGTTTCTTCTGATCTACGAGGGTATTTATACTCTTTTTGATATTAGATACGTTCATCTCACGAAGAACTGATCCTTCCCATACCCATTCCTTTCCTTCCATTACACCGTCTACAAATGCATCTGGTGCAGATGGATCTGCTACTATGTCAGCAGCAGTTGCCAGCATGAAGTCTTCGCCAACATAATTGACTCCTTCAATCTGACTAATAGATCCCATACCTCTAGACGAAACACCTAGTTTTACACCATCACTAAGCAGAGATTCTGCTATCTTACCCATAGGTGTTTTGAGGATCTGTGCTTTACCTACAAAATTGTTACCCTCTTGTTGAAGAGAAACAATCTTATGTGATACACGATCTAAATTGATCTGTGGACCATCGGGATGACCCAACTCACCAAGAGCACGTCCTTTAGAAACAAATGCTTCATTATAACGACCAACTTCTTTTGCCATAGTAGCAATTGGATAGCAACGTTTGTTGCGATTGACTACCTCAGCTTGTAGAAATGGTCCTGAAATATAGAGAGTCTTCTTGCCGTCTTTTTCTTCGGTAAGAATATCTACTGATTCAATTTCTTCTGAAATTAACTTCATCCTATGCCTACCTCGGAAATGTGCAATGTACATCCATCGGATGTCTCTGGTGCTAATCTAAAGATCACTGATTTCTCAATTGAAGCAGTACCAGTAAAGTCTGCTAGTGCAGAACTATTTGCAGTCACCGTAATTGTCTGTTGATAATCATTCCACTGTTGTGGATCTGAAACAGCAGTAACTGGTACGTGTGCAATAAGAGTATTCCAAGCACCGACTGCTGCACCACTCATAGTGATGTAGTCACCTACTCGAATTTTACTGTCAGGATGGTTTAGTGTAAGAACTGCTGATGTTGCTTTTGAAGCAGCAGTAACGGTTCCCCTTGCAGGATGTCCATACCTATAAAGGAATGAATCTCCTTTTGCTATATGAAAAGATCCAACACCTGCTTGAGTAGCGGTGTTACAAGCAACTATGTTACCTGCTTTCTTTTCATCTGAGCATGTCACATACAGTACACCAGATTTGATGGTCTTCGCAGCAGTGACAGCAGTAGTTGCATTAGCACTAGTGAGAGTACCGTGATCAGTAACTAGTGACAGTGGTTGTGATGCACTCATTCTTCTTCCTGTTGTTCTTGATCTTGGGTTTCAACTTCAGCGTTTGCCTCAGGTTGTTCTACTTCTGCTTCAGGTTGTTCTTCAGGAACTTCATCCCCGAACAAAGTAGCAGATACATCTGGTGTAACTTGTTTAACAAAGTCTGCACCTTTTGCATACATCATATCCTTCAATGCATCAGACACTTCTGTAGAAGAAGCATCACTTGCAATCATATCAATTAACTCAGCAGAATCCATTCCAAATCGATTAAACGCTAGTTATATTTATAAACTTGTAAACATCATCAGCAATGATAGGCTGTGATTTGAGATTTGGATGCGGATCTATGTCCTCCCCTATCCATTTAACGGGATCATATTTACCACCAAAAACTTTTGATGTGATCATATGATCGAAAGATAATTTCGTATCATGCCATGCACTTAGTAATATGAGTGGTATTTTTTTTACCTGAAATATGTTTTTTATACATTCATAAACCATTTTCTCCATACTATCACCGAAAGGATCATGGTAAATATTTTTATAATATACATTCCAAAACCAATTTTGATTACCAATTTTTTTGGAATGCATTGCCTTTTGTGGTGACATCTGTTGAAACCTTGTACCATCATGATACTCAGTTCTCTCTGGAAAAGTCATTTGTATGATAGCTAGATCATAGTCATCAATATTATGAATCGTTGTCAACTGTCTTAGAATACGTTGATTACTCCCACCACCATATGCATAATTATATTCTTCTGCACCTAACCTATCACATAATATTTTTGACCATCTATCTGTTTTCCAATTTTCGCCAAGAAAAATTCCTCCACTTGTCATGGAGCACCCATCAAAGTAAATTTTCATACTATATCTTGGCTTTCTTGATATTTAAACCAGGTGCTCCTGTCTTCTGTCCATTCTTAGAACCAGTGGTATCAGGTTTTTTGGTAGATGATCCGTTAGCACCATTACCAGCACCAGATTGTGCTCCAACTTCAGCATCAATAGCACCTTGCATCAATGCAGTTTGAGTTTCTAATGGTACTCCCATTCCCATCATATTTTCTTCCTCCATCTCCTGTGCCATTTCTTCTATCTCTTCATCAGTCTGACGTAATACCTTACGTTTGACATAATCTCTAGAATAGTATGTACCGATATATGGTTCAATGGCAACCATGATATTGAGACGTTCAGTCATCAATTCATGATCTTTCAGTTCAGCAAAGTGATTGTCATAAAGGTAATCAAACTGAATATGTTCAGTCATCTTATCCCAATCTTCTGGGGTGACAATGTTCTTTAGAATCAGCTGAGTTTTCAGCATATCTAAGAACAATCCACTAAACCTCTTTCTCAAACGACCAACGAACTTACTAAACATTAGTTCGTCACGTAAGATTTCAGATGATCTACCTAAGTTGAATCCACTGTCAGTACCAGAAATTCTAGACTCAGGTACGTTCAATGCCCTATACAACTTCCTTTGGAAATACTCAATGTCCTTGAGTTCTCCTAAGTTCTGTCCACCAGGTAGTGTAGAGATTTCAGTTCCTCTACCACCTTCACGTCTAGGTAACCAGAAGTCCTCTAGCATAGACATGAACTTCTTGTCATCCTTGATCTCACCAGTGTTAGCATCGTAAACTAACTTGTTACGATACCTCATCATGACATCACGGAGGTATTGTTCTGCCTTTACCTTAGGTAGATTACCAACGTCAATATAGAATATTCTTCTTTCAGGTGCTCTTGATAATCTGTAGATAACAAGAGAGTCCTCAATCATTCTCAACTGGTTGAGACCCTTGATTGCCTTATGTAAGTACGATAATGTAATCTTTTTATTTCTGTCTATCAGTCCAGAATGTACATGTGTGATTGCATCCTTAGCAATCTTTACACCTTTACCTGCTACAGAACCAAACCTTTGTGCCATACCTTGTGGGTAATAGGTATAGAACTCAGTTACCTTAGCATCTTTATTGATAGTTTCTTCACCAGCATAAGGCATAACAGGTATACCCTCTGCTCCTTTAGCACCCCTTTCATTCTTAGGTTGTATCCTCATGAACTTCAGTTTCAGAGAATCAATATATCTAATTTCTTTTATACCTTCGTCAGGTTTCTTGAGGTCAATAACTTTATGATAATATAATCGACCATCAACATACCAGTTTCTAAAAATTTCGTGAGACTTCTTATCGAAGTCCATAATATCTTTGATATATTTGAACTCATTCCTTATAACCTTCTTTAGTGGATCACTAACATTCAGGTTATCTAAATCGATTTCTACAGGACTATCATTCTGATCAGAAACGATTGCTTCATTCACAACATGCTCAATTGCGGTATCACACTCTGGGTGTAATGCCATGTCACGGTATCTCTTAACAACGTCGAACTCGGTACGAAAGACACCTTCGATGTCAATGTACTGTCCGTAGAATCCAGAAGATAAAAAGTAATCGGCCCCGTCCTCATTATTCTGAGGAACAGGGCTAATAATACCTTTCGACTTCTTGTCTTCATCTTCAATAGAGAAACCAAAAAGCTTGGCCATAATTTATTTACCTTTACGTCTTATTTATCAGACTATAGAACCTTGATTTGAACCATCATATGCTTCCCACCACTGGACTTGGAGGGTAACTTGGAACTCTTCAACGGTATCTGCAGTGTCGTATGATAATTCTATACCACCAACAGCACTTGGCCAACAACCTTTCATATTATATCTTCTCAGTACTGGTAAACTAGCACCACTCTGATCTCCTCTAGTTGCAAGGTCAGTGCTTGCACGACCTAATTGGTTTACTCTCCAATCAGCAAAGTAGTCAGTAGGATTGATAGTACCAGATCCATCAGATACTTTGATGATGTAGTTAGACCAACGCTCAAATGCTTCACGTAACTTGAAGTCACCATCATTTAGAACTGTGATTGTCCAAGGATCGAATCTACGATCACCAGCAACTTTCAACTGTCTTCCTCTAAAAGGAACGATAACTTCAGCGATGTTTGATGCAGGTAACTGAGCACCTTTGATCATCATACGATGAGTTGTATTGTCAATCTCCTCATCGAAAATACCAACACCTGAAGGGAAGTCCATCTCAACCTCGAAGAGGTTAGGACGAGCACCACCACTTACAAGTCTTGACTTGAAAGAATCAATAGACCTTTCGTTATTTGGGATTGAAAAAATGTTTCTGTCTAATGCCATAATTGTGGGGGTCTCCTATTACACAGTGCCTACAACTTCACTGAAGGAAACTCCAGTGCGTGTGGCGACGAAAGTAAGACCAATGAAGTTGATTGATCTTGCAGGTTTGATGTAAACATCAGCAAGGAATTCATTACGATCAATAACATCAGGTGTGTTATTTGTTTCGTCACAAACAAGTAGGAAGTCTTGAATTCCTCTCTTTGCTTGTACATCCCTTAGGAATGGTTCAACTATATTTACGAAGTTAGAACGAGTTCCAGCATCGTTGAGTTCAAATAGAACCGATCTAGCAGCGTTTTCGATTGCTTTCTCTAGAACGATAAACAATCTTCTTACGTTGATCCTATCAAATGCACTTTCATATGAAAGAGCAGTCTTATCACCGAATAGGATAATTCCATCACCAGGTCTTGATGTGATTGGGTTTATTCTTTGAGAATAAAGTTGATCCCTTGCATCTGAACCAGGGTTGAATGCTAGTTTTATAGCATAGTTTAGTCCACCTCTCTGAAGTCCTGCAGGTGAGAACCAAGGGAAGTGATCCCTATCTGTTCTTACCATACATCCTGCAATGTCTGCAGAAGCTGGCATCCAAATAAACTTCTTATTGAATCTATCGTATACGTACTGGTATCCAGAATCGAATACAGCGTATGATGAAGAAGTTAGAGGTGCGAAGAATCCTAGTGTATTCTTCAACTGATCAGCAGCATCAGTCACATTGACAAGTGATGCTCTGTTAGGTGAAATAACAGCAACGGTATCCTTTCTACCTTCTGCTATTTGAATTAGTTTATTTGCCTTTGCTTGCTCTTCTTCTTTAGTAAGTGAAGCACCACCTTGAAGTAAGAATCTAATGTCACTGTCTACTGGATCAGCAAACTTATCATAGGAAGTAAGGATATCTCCTAATGGAGCGTTGTAAATTCCAACACCCGTATAATCTTTACCACCAGTTAGATCGTAACTAGCGTTACCAATAGAACTAAATTTTACATCTTTTGCATCTTGACCCCAAGCACCACCATTAGCACTTACAGCTGTTACTCCAGCAGAGAATCCTGATGATATAGCTGAAGTACTCCATGTACCATCTGTGCCATAAGTCAGTTGATGACCAGCAAAGATATAATCTGAATGATCTGCAATATAATCCTTCCAATAAATCTTAGCGTTTCCAGCAGCAGTAGCATCTTTTGCTTTAGATAGGTTCGGGAACTTCTCTAGAACTGATCCTACATCTCCTGTTACACCACCACCTGCATCTATAACAACAACGTGAAGTGCATCGTTTGCACCATCTCTTCTAGTAACAAAGTTATTTGTCTTGGGCTTATTCAGTACTGACTTCCAAGAAATTGTAGTAAGATCCGTTCCACCATCAGCAACACTTGTTAGAATGTTCTGTTGATTGTACCAATCTACTGAAGTTAGAGTAGAACCAAATGCAGTAACTGATCCACCACCAGATATAACCTTCAGTGGAGATCCTGTTTTGAATTCGTTCTCTGAGTTCTGTTGATAATCTACTAATGTTTCTGTTCCAGAAGCATCAACTTTACTTGTTACTCTTACATCAACTGTAGTTGTACCCTTGCTAGTAACAATACCTTTTAGATATCCACTAGCAGCAGCAGTTGTACCAACACCAACAGTTACACCAGTCAATGCCTGAGTAACAGCGTATCCAACTGTGACGTTAGATGCAATTGTTCCAGTCTCAAAGGTAGGAGTAATAGTTTGATCTGCTACGTTGTCAATAACAGCAACTTTGATATTCTCTGCCCATGCTCCTGGGTTCTTAGCAGCGAATAACCAAGTGGTATCATCTGCTTGATTGTTTACATAATCTTCATAACCTTCAAGAAGAAGAGTTATATTTGCTGCACCTACTCCAGCATTTGCAGTGTTTAGATCTCCACCGACACATCGGACAACATCTAATTTACCACCGTAGGATAAGAAATTTGAACATGCATACCATGTTTCATAATGGAAATCAGTTGTTCCTACACCTGGTTCCCCAAAAATATCTATTAAATCTTTCTCGTTGTTTACACGAGTTATCTCATTACATGGTCCTTTCTTAAAAGGAGCTGCTATACCACCAACGACGTTGAGTGTAAAGTCCACGCCACCCCTAGTAAGGTCAACCTCTCTTACCGAAATACCTGGAGATGCTAATCTGAGTGCCATTCTAACTCCGCCTGGGTCTTACTTTTGACTGAAATTATTTATAAAAACCTACGCCTGTATCCACTTACCCCAAGTATTAGGCATATAATTGAAAGTATTTTCAAATTCATTATAGATCGATTTCATATTATTATAAGCATAATTCCATGTTTCATAATCTATATCACACCAATCCGAATACACTCTACCTTTTATATCATCCAGATATTTTATATCTTGATAACTTGGTGATATAGGAAATTCTAAAAAATCAGACAAGGGTTGTACATCACCTTTATAGAAGTCTTCATTGATAATAAATTTTACTCTATCCTTACCCCAAACTCTTACATATCTTTCATACAAATCAGAATATCCTACGTTAGGATAATCAATATATTTTTTCATTATTGACTGAGGTGATCCTTCTCCCCACTTAGATCTTCTATTACATATACCCCACAACTTACGAATAGGATCTCTGAATATCATTACTACTTTGATGTCAAAGTACTTTAGTAATTCATCTCTAATTGACATCATAAATTGTCCTGTCAATTGACTATTTCTATTTGAAAAGTCCGACACTGATTGAAAATTATCTTTTATATTTTCCCATAATCTTAGATTATAATTGATATATTTCTCAAGACTAACTTTAGTGTGAAGGTATTCATGTATATGTTTTTCACTCAATGACGTATTAAAAATATTAGATACATCTTCTAACTTCCAAGGTTTATCAATATCTTTTGAAAATTGTTTTTTATTTTTATTATGTTCTTTATTTTGTTCCCATTCTTTCGGTGATTGAATTCTATAAAGATA